GTCTTCGTGGCAAGTGCAGCGCGAGTCTGCCCCACGGCCCTGCATCAACGTGACGCACCCGGGGCGGTTGCAGCCGCCGAGCGCCTTTAGCGCGACGGCGTACTCTTCCATGGCGGAAGTCAGCCACACTACTGCATGTTCAGGGTTGTTGGGGTTTAGTGTGTCCATCGTAGTTTCCCTTTAAAACCTCGACAGCCGCGGCAGCTTTTGCCGAGCGCGTACCGGCCAGTAGCTGCGATGCGGCCAGCACACGCGCCATAAGATTATCATGCGCTTGCTCAGCAATCTCGAGACGTTCGGACAACTGCACAACTCGCGTGGCGAGTGTCTGCGTCATTTGGATAAATTCAAGTCGTTCCTGGTGTTTCACTTGTTGGCTTCCGTAACAAATTCAGCAGCGAAGGCCAGATAATTGATAGCGTCCACATAGTGATCGAGCTTGTTGGGCGACGCATGCATGCGGCTCAACTTCACCAGAACCATGACCATGACGATGTCGCGAGCCGAAAACGGTCGACCCAGTACAACAGCAGCCATTTTGGCTGCTTTGTCAAATGTATCGGCGGGGCTTCCGTACTCGCCGGCACGGCCATCCGATGTGTTGATGCAAGAAACTAGAATATCAATGTGGTTCATGCCTGTGACTCTCCTGCTGCGCGGCGGGTGTTAAAACGTATCGATCCCACGAGCAGGTCCAGCAGCCCGCAGCGCGTTTCCTCGTCTTGCTTGGCCAGATAGCCGGCAAGCAGAAATGCGATGGCGTCCAAAACAGTTGACATGTTTTCGTCCGATATGGCGGCGTCAAATTTGTGCATGAGGTCGAGCGCTTTTGTCATCAGTACAATCCAAATTTGAAAATAAGCCCGTCGATTTCCAACGGCGTGCGGACAATCACGTAGACGCCACCTTGAGCTTCCCATGCAGCTTGAAAACTTTTTTGGTTTTTAGACTGCACGCCGTCGAGCGTTTTTATTTCAGCGGCAAGACGAAGTTCTTTATTGAAGAACACAAGGTCCGCCACGCCCGGCCGCACACCCATCTTTTTTAACTTAGCAGCAGTGACTTTGCTACGTTTGCCGCCGTTTGGTGTGTGCCACCAGACTGTCTTAAGACACGCGTCAAACATACGCTTTGCTGCATATTCTTGTAGCGTGTCCTCGTCGCAGTAAGTCACCGGGCGTGCTGGTCGACGAACTCCTCGACCGCCTGCTGTATGACGTGCGAAATGCTGTTGAACTCGGGGTTATTCCTGAACAACAGCTTGATTCGATCACGGGTGGCCGCCGGCAACCGCACAGTCACAACGACCATCGGAAACGTCGCGTTTTTGACTTTGGTCTTGGTCGGCCTGAACGGAGGGACCTTTGAAACTTTTGCCACGGCATTTTTCCTGTCTTGCACATGAAGAAACTTAGATGTAGCGTAGTCGCTTGTCAAGTTTGAATGGGGCATCTCGTGACTTTGCTGGATTTTGAGCAAGTGCTGACTCCAAAATTACGGCCGCACCAAAACGAGGCGGTTGACGCATTGGCCGGCGCCAACGAGCATTTCGCCTACGCCGAGATGTCTGTCGCTTCAGGAAAGTCGCTCACCATGGCCGCCTTGGCGCAGCGCGCGCTGACCTCCACACGGGTGCTGCTTCTGGCCCACACCGAGGAACTCGTGTCGCAAAATGCGGCGGCTTGCCGGTGGCTGGGCCTGAATCCCTTAATCTGTTCCGCCGGCTTGGGCCAGTCCTCGGTCTTCGGGCGGCTGACGGTCGGTACTGTCGGCACCGTGGCCAACCGCCTCGAATATTTCAAGGACTGCGGCGTCGTTATTGTCGACGAGGTCCACCGGGCCAAGATGCGCCGCCACGACAACGGCGACGCCTCGCAGTATTTACAGATCAAGGAGACGCTCGGTAACAGCTGGTTCCGGGGCTTGACGGGCACCGGCTGGCGCGAGGACGGCACCGGATCGCTTGAGAACACCTTTGGCAAATGCGTCTTCAAATATAGCTTCCTGGACGCCCTCGAGGACGGTTTTGTGAAGCCTCTGCGCGCCGTGGCGGCGAAGGCCCCTGACATCGAGACAAAGGGGTTGAAGACCAATTCCCAAGGCGAATGGTCGGGCCATGAATTGACCAATCGCGGCGTGGCGCTGGCGCCGGAGCACGCCGCCGCCTTCATTGCCGCCATGGAAGAGGAAGGGCGCAGCCGGGCATTGGTTTTCGCTTGCGACATCAAGCACGCCGACGCCCTTGAGGCGGAATGCAAGAAACTTGGCTTCGACGCACGTGCAGTCCACACCGGCAACGGTGGTCGAGGCGAAAATGTCGAGGCTTTCCGGCGTGGCGCGTTCCCGATCTTGGTTTCGGTCCAGATGTTCAACACCGGTTTCGACATACCGGATATTGACTTTATGGCCTTCTGCCGGCCAATGAAAAGCTCTCTTCTCTATGCTCAATCGCTCGGTCGCGGCGCGCGTCTGTCCATGTTCGCCAACGATTGCGTCGTTGTCGACTTTGGCGGCAACATCCTGCGCCACGGCGCGCTCGACATGATCAAGCCGCCGAAGCAACGGGGAGCCTCCGCCCCAAAGACAACCGATGGCGCGGACGAGAAGGCGATCCTTGATTCGATCGAGCGCACCGTCGGCGGCGATCTGCGCAAGGGCGCCGCCGAAGGCGAACTGCTATCGAGGAACGCTAAACCACGCTGGGTCAAGCCCGTTGGAGACCCGACATTTCTTATCGGTCGGCGACTGTGGCTGGTCCCTACCACATTGGGACAAGTCCGGTGGTTTTCGCCCTCGTATCCGCTTGACGCTCAGCACCTATACTGCGTCTATGACAACAGAAAAGGCTGGACCGCTTATGGGGCGGTAGATAAACTCGGCGCGCTGCACAAAGCAGCTTGACAAGCGCATACGCAATCGTGCAGATTGCGCTGTCGTATTTGGTTGAAAACAAGGAAAGCAAAAATATGGCTACTTTCACTATTTCCGCTAGTTCTCTCGAAGAGCTGCTGGCTGCGGCGGACGAACTGCGCGGCGACGCGCCGGCTCCGGCGGCTGCCGGCGATGCCGCCCCCAAGCAGACGCGCGGCCGCAGGAAGGCCGAGGCCCCCGCTCCGGCTCAACCCGAGACGGCCGCGGCGTCCGGCGCCAACCCGTTCACTGCTCAGCAAGCGCCGCCGGCTGGCGACAGTCCTTTCGGCGCCGGCTTCGCTCCCGGCGCCGCCGATCCGCACGCCAATTCGGCTGCGGAGCGGCCGGTCGTCACCAAGTTGAAAAAGCTGCTGGAAACGCTGTCGGCCCAACACGGCGACGCGCAGGTGTTTGGCTGGGCCGTGCACAAGGCCTTGGGCTTGCCGCCGACCGTGACCAAGGAAGAGTTTTTGACGACGCTCATTCACGAGCAGCCGGATGCGGCGCTTGAAACTGTCTATACACAAGGCGGCGGAAAAAACTGACGCCAGTGGCCCGGCAGTTTTACCTGCCGGGCTTATTTTTATGCCAGCTTGAGAGCCGCCAAATGAGCACCCACGCCAAATTTTCCCCCAGTTCAGCCTCACGCTGGATCGAATGCCCGCATTCCGCGCTGCTGGCCGCCACACTGCCCAACCCGGAAAGCGCGGAATCAGCCGAAGGGACGCGCGTTCACGCGTTGCTCGATTCCGCATTCAAAGGCGAGCCGGTACATGACGATGAATCGGAGGACGTTGCGTACTCTGTTGAACTGGTCCTCGACTTCGTGAAAAAGCTGCGCGGCCCCGAGTACATCAAACACGAAACAAAAGTCACGCTTTCCGAAGATGTCTGGGGTACCGCTGACGTGGTGCAGACGTCGCCAGTGATCGCCACGGTGCTCGATTACAAGAACGGCGCAATGGACGTCGAAGCGTATCAGAACAAGCAGCTGCTGACCTACGCGGCTGCGGTGCTGGAACAATACGGCCCGTCGAGACACTATCGCCTCGTCATCGTGCAACCGTGGTCGCGGACCGCTGGCTACCAGCCGGAGGTCAAGCAGTGGGTGGCCACGCTGGAGCAGGTCGAGGAACACCGGGAGAAGGTGCTGGAGGCCGTCAGGCGCGGGCTGGCGGGGGAAGGCCCCCAGCCCGGTCGACATTGCCGCTGGTGCGCCGCCTTTGGCAACTGCGGGGCCACCCGGGAGATGCTTCCGTTTATCATGACCGCGGTCAGCATGATGCCGAGCGAAGTGCCGAACGAGACGGCCATCCGGATGCTGCGCGTGCTGCGCGGGCTGGAAGACTTCCGCAAGAACCTGGAGAAGGACGTCATGAAGCGCTTTGCCGCCGGCGCCCAGATCCCAGACGCCACGATCGGCGTGACGCAGACCCACCGCAAATGGGCCGATGATCGGATGGCTGTCGAGAAATTGATGGATGCGTTCGGCCTGACCGGTGTCGACCCTGTCTCACCCGCAACAGCGGAAAAAATGGGCGCTCTCGGCAAGGAGATCGCCAGGACGCTGGCCTACAAGCCGCCGGGACAGCCCAAGATCACTTATTGACAGCCGACTACGCTAACGCTACCTTGGCGTTCTTACAAATGTGCAACTTTGAAAGGTCACAAAAATGGCAAATTCCAGAGAACTCGTGCAGATCATTTTGTTTAACGGCCAAGCCCTGTTTTCGAACAGGCTCTATGAGCCCGAAACGAAAGACATGGCGGGCAAGCCGCTCGAGAAGCCTTCCTTCTCCCTCAACATCCGCTATCCCAAGACAAAGGCCAACTGGTACGAGGAACCGGCGCTCAAGCCTTTCGTCGACGCCTGCAAGGTGGTCATGACGCGCGACATGCAGGGCGTTCCGTTCGCCCGCATCGAGTTTCCGATCAAGGACGGCGACTTCCCGAACAAGAACGGCAAGGTGCCGGACTGGGCGAAGGGCCACTGGTATATCCGGTCCTCGTCAACCCAGGCGCCCAAGGTCGAGCAGATCGCCGGCGGTGTGCAGTCGGAACTACCGGCGCTGACAATGGGTGGCAAGCACTTGTGGGGTGATGGCGATTACGTCGCCGCGGCTCTGTCGATCGGCAAACGCCTTACCGATAGTGTCGGCATCCGATGCTATCTGAACAACGTTCTGTTCACCGGAAAGGGCCAGAAAATCGTCACCGGCGTCGGCAGCGTTGACTGGGCTTCAGCCATGGAGCTGGCCCGTAGTCAAGGCATTGACATCAAGACTGGCGGCGACCCCGGCTTCAGCCCGGGCGCGTCCGCTGGCGGCGGCTTCAATCCGGGTGCGTTCAATCCGGGCGCAACCGAAGAAAAAACCCCCTTCTAAGTTTTGCGGTGAGCGGGCTGGACCGTTCTCGCTCGCGGTCAGTCAGTCTGCTACCCGCTCGGTAAGGCGCCGAGACGCGCCGCAAAATGACCCCCGGTCTTCGGGCCGGGGGTCTCCAAACACGCCTGCAAACAGGAGACCAAAATGACCATCGTTAAAGTTCAAAAACCCGTGTTTACCAAAATGAATGGGTGTCCGTACTTTGTCTATGCAGAAGGCCACCAGGACCCGCATTTCATGCTTTGGGAAGAACTGCCGCCCAACGTCCAAAAAGCTATGGGCGTATCGCTTAAAGGATACTTTGAAGCCGAACTGGTTGATGGCGTCTGGAAACTGGGCAAACACGTCGAGCCGCAGGAGTGGTGAAATGAGCAACCGCGCAATTTATGCTTTCGGAACTGTGGCGATTTTTGCTGCATTCCTCGTCTTCACGCCGACCGGAAAAGATTTTGCCGGCGAAGTTATCGCGACCGTCACGCTATGGCGCTGGACCGGAATCATCTGATGGCGCGTAAAGAAATTAGCCCAGCTTTGCTTCAGGAATTGCTTATCTACGTGCCGTGGACAGGCAAGCTATGGTGGAAGCCGCGCCCCTTAAGTATGTTTGCCAGCTGGCATGATTGCGCTGCGTGGAATGGTCGCTACGCTGGAAAAGAAGCTGGCGGGGCGCCGCGTGTTGATGGCTACCAGTACGTCAGTCTGTTCTGCACAAAATTTAGAACTTCTCGTGTTGCTTGGGCGCTCTACACTGGTGCGTGGCCAGTAAACGAAGTCGATCACTTTGACAGGAACAGGTCAAACGATCGTTTCAGTAACTTACGTCCCGCAACAAAGTCGCAAAACGGAATTAACAAGAGTAAGAAGCTCGGTACTACTAGTAGTTATAGAGGCGTCCACTACAACACTCAGCGGGGTAGCTGGATGGTTCAAATTGCGATAGACAAGCGTCAAAAATATTTAGGCTTGTATCCAACAGAGATAGAAGCTGCTTTTATTTATGATGCAGCAGCCATCTTGCATCACGGCAAGTTTGCTCAACTAAATTTTCCTGAAGGACGCCCGCAATGAAGCGACTGCTGCTTGACGTAGAAACACGCTCGCGTGTTGATCTGAAAGCGTCGGGAGTGTCTCGTTACGCTATTGATATAACTACGCAAATAACTACAGCGTGCTGGAAGTGGGTTGGTGAGGCCACAGTCTATTCTGCTTGTAACATCCACGGGCTCGAGCATCTGGCCTCGAACAGCACGGCGGATTTTGTTCGAGCAGTGAACGAAGCCGACCAGATTGTCGCCCACAATATTGCTTTCGACAGCGCGGTCATTTTTGGCTCTTTTGGTCCGTGCGGCATGTCGTTGGAAAAAGAAGACTGTACGATGGCGCGTGCTCAACGTGTTTCGTTACCGGGCGGTCTTGACGAGCTGTGCAACGCCCTGCAGCTGCCGGGCAAGAGCTTCGACGGCCACCGCCTCGTGATGGCCACCTGCAAGCCGCGCAAGAACGGAACTTTCAACGAGGATACGGCGCTGTTTCGTCAGCTGCTGGCCTACAATGTCCAGGACGTCCACTGCCTTGAATCGGTCGACCGCATGTTGCCGCCGCTGCCTCCGGAGGAACTGGAGATCTATCGCCGCACAAGAAGGAAAAATGCTCGCGGGCTGCCGCTCGACCTCGAGTTGTGCCAGCGCATCGCCGCCAAGCGCGCGGAGATCGAGCAGGAGATCGCCAACGATCTGCGCGAGACCACTGGCGGCGGCGTCACGGCCGTAACCCAGCGCGCGCGCATTCTCGACTGGCTGAAGTCCCAGAACGTCAACATCCCCAACACCCAGCGCGCCACGATCGAGAGCTGGCTTGACATTGAAGACATGCCATTCGACGCGTGGCGCGTGCTGACGATCCTGTTCGAGAGTGGCGGCTCGGCGCCCACCAAGGCGCAAGCGCTGCTCGACCGTCACGTGGGCGGGTGCTTCCAGGACGCGACCCGGTATTTCGGCGCTCGCAGTGGTCGTGGCACCTCTGACGGTGTCAACATGTATAATATCGCGAGAAGCAGCGGAAAATACAGTTCTAGTAAAGTTATAGAACGTCTTAAAACAGAGCCAAATGGAAAATTTAACAACACTGAACTATCAGACGTGCTGCGTGGCGTAGTAGTAGCGCCAGAAGGACAGCTTGTCATAGACTGTGATCTCTCAAACGTAGAGCTGCGCCTAAGTCTTTGGCTGGCAAACGATCATGAAAAGTTGGAACTGCTGCGTGGCGGTCAAGACTTATACGCTGCACAAGCGGGTCAAATGCGTGGCATACCTAACTTAACCAAGAAGTCGCATCCAAAAGAACGCCGGCAGGCAAAAAAGACAATCTTGAGTGGCGGCTATGGCATCGGTGTACCAAAATTATACAATTCGTTCAAGACAGATAAAGATCTTGAGTACGCTTTTCGTGCTGAACTTACCTACGCGCAAGTGGCTGCAATTCACGCAGGTTACCGGGACGCAAATTGGAAACTTCAGGCGCTGTGGAAAGAACTGGGCGTGACCATGCGCACAGCGCTGGCTAACCGCGGCGCGCACATCCCAGCGTGCAACGGTCGAGTGGATTTTTTCTGGCGCCGGGACGTCGATCTTCTCGATCTGCGGCTGCCATCCGGTCGCGCTATTCCGCACTACAAGCCGCACCTCTCGGAAGAGGGGGAACTGGTTTTTTGGCGGGCTAAGTATGGTCGCATGATGGAGCAGCGAACCTGGGGAGGCGCTCTTTTAGAAATTATTTGCCAGAGCTTGGCGCGCTGCTTGATTGTCGGCGTCGAGCACGCAATCGAGGCCGAACTGCCCGACGTGGTGCTGCTTTACGACCAGTACGACAGCATCGTGGCCCTGGCTCCTGAAGCTGTTGCTGAAACACGCAAGGATCAGGTCCTGCAAATCATGCGCCGCGTACCGGCATGGGGCGCCGGGCTCCCTCTTGATGCTGATGGCTACACAGGAAAAAGGGTGCTGAAGTAAAATTTGGCCCTAGCACTTCGCGCTGGCTGGCTTGGCGGCGCACCACCAGAAAATGGACCGCGGAAGGGTTCGTAAGAGTGCACGAAAATGGGGACCCGCTTTGGCGTTTTCATCGTGGAGACTGGATTGGGCGCCGTATTGAAGAAGCGCGGGTCTCGCCCAACGGCATCGAGTTGTGGATCAAGGTGTCGAAATGACCTCGTGGGCCTACTACAACGAAATAAATCCTGAAGCAGCGCATGTGATGCGCGAACAGATCGCCCGAGGCGTAATTGCTCCCGGCTTTGTTGACGAACGGAGCATTAAAGATGTCCAGCCCGATGACCTTCTTGGATTTTCTCAGCAGCATTTCTTCGCCGGAGGCGGGTTCTGGTCAGTCGCCGCCCGACTCGCCGGATGGCCCGACGACAAGCCCCTCTGCACCGGGTCGTGCCCATGCCAAGCGGAAAGCCTCGCCGGCAAAAGACTTGGCGCCGCCGATCCAAGGGATTTGTGGCCTGACTTTCGAAGGATCATCCGTGCCACCCGGCCCCCTGTCGTCGTGGGAGAACAGGTTGCGGCAGCGATTGGGAGCCATTGGCTCGACCGAACGCTGTCTGATCTGGACGCTGACCACTACGCCGCAAGGGCGGTCTCTGTCCCGGCTTGCGCCGTCAATGCGCCTCACGAAAGAGCACGGCTGTATTGGATCGCCGTGGACAGCGGTTTTGGCTTCAGATGTTCAGAAGCAGTCGGAGAATCCAGAGACGACGCTACGCCACCTTGGGAAAGGCCAGCAAATTGCGCTGAACGCTCACATGGCGTTCATAGCGACATTCAATCCAACGCCCCGGGCGTCGGACGGCGAGAAGGGCGGTCCAAACATGGGTTTCGGAGCGGGCGGGGTTCCGTTGCCGACGTTGATGCACTCGTTCAACCCGACACCGACAGTTGCGGACACGCAGGGTGGCCGGAGGACGCGGAGCGGGGCGCGCTCGGGGGAACCACTGCTGAACGGGCTGCTGACGGCTTATGCGCCGACGCCGACGGAAGCTTCTGGTCCGACTACGAATGGATTGTCTCCCCCCTCGACGGAAAAGCGCGGCGCGCCAAACCCGGAATTCCCTTTCTGGTTAATGGGCTTCCCGGACGAGTGGACCTCTGGCGCATTGGCGGCAATGCAATCATTCCGCAGCTCGCGGCAGAAGTCCTCAAAGCGTACCTCGAAACCGAAAACCAAAATTGAGCCCCCTCCCTGGATGCTGGGCAGAAGATAACAATTTTTAAAATAGCTATTTACAGCCGAATACGATTGTGCGATAAAGGGTCATCGGAAACGCACTGACCCACTGGAGACCTCCAATGACCAAGATCAACACCCTCGCCGACCGCTACGCAGCGCAAAAGGCCGTTGCTGACGCCGCTGAAGCCGCCCTCAAGCTTCTCAAGGACGAAATCAAGGCCCTCGGCCAAGAGCAGATCGAAGGCAAGACCTGCTTCGTGAACCTAGGCCTGAGCGAGCGCGGCACACTCGACGGAAAGGCCGTCGCGGCTGAACTCGGCGCCGACTGGATCAAGGCCCATACCAAGATCACGCTGGTCGAGCGGATCACCCTCAAGAACAAGCCAATCGGCACGCTCGTCGCTCTGGCGCTCGAGAACGTCGCCTAAAACCGGGCGCCCCAAGGGGCGTCCTCTTTTCCTCGGCCAAGGAGTCTTTGTCATGGGTCTTTTTATTCTTGAAGGCAACCGCGAGAAACTTGCCCCCGTTGCGGCAAAACTCGGCCTCCCGGAGGCCCCTGCTTTTTTGAAAGACGCCCGCTGGGTCCACCGGTTCCCGAAGTCAAAGCGGAAGATAAAGCGGGTCAATAACTGGCATGTGCAAGCAAAAGCAGACTGCCTGCGCCCGTACGACGCTGGCGGCAACAACGACAGAAGTAAAGCTGTTGAGTACGCCAGATGGCTCGCGAAACGTGATGGCGTCAAAATTCCGGCAGCCGCGTCAGCAAAAGTTGAATTTGAATTTGTGTCGCAAACCGGCCTTAAATCACTTGTGGCGCAAGCGTCGCTTGTCTGCTTCAGCGGCCGTGCCGGCCATGTCTGGATCAGCATCCCGCATGTTGGTTACGACCCTGCGCTGCCTGCCGTGGAGTTATGCTCGTGAAACTTTTTACTCAACAAGTCGCCCTTCTCGCCGCCATGCTCTTTGGGGTCGCAATTTTCTTCGGAGCAATCATCAATCTGGTTTGGCTGCTCTCGGAACTCGCACCAAGCTAAAGGATCGAAGTCATGAAAGATAGGCGTCTGTATTTCTACGGTAACCTAACCGCGCAGGAAAAGCGCACGGTTCATTCCACCGCGCATCTGATTTCCGAGGCCGTCCTGAAAGACAGATCGGCCGACTTCGTTTTCAACATCGCGGTGAACCTGATGGTGGTGGGCTTGCTCAAGAAAGAGACCGACGAGCCTGACCGCGTCATCGCCGACGTCGGCGACGCCACGATCCAAATGTACGCGGATTTCCAAGCATTTTTGAGGGAGCAAACGTCATGAGCTATAAACCCGAAGTCCAAGTCAGCGGCAATTGGGAGCGTAACAGCCTCGTCTTCGCCACCAAGGAAGAAGCGGAGCTGGCCGCCAGAGACCTGACGCGGCGCTGGACGCTGGTCATCGATTGGCGGGCAGTCGAAAGCAACGAGCCTGTCAACTGCGCCTACGTCGGTGACGTCCTGACTACTGTCGAAGCGGCAAACAAGGAGAAGTCAAATGGCTGACGTGTATGCGATCGAGACCCCGGGCCGTGGCGGCGCGGCGAACATTTATTTCTACGGACCGACCAGAAAGTCAGCGGAACGCCACGCGCTGAACAGCAGGTGTTTTTTCCCTGGTCTGGTTTACAGCATCGTCGTGCTGGACGAAAAAGTGGCCCGCGCCAGACTTCTGCGCTCGAAAGCGGGGCGGGCGTTCCACCAATATAACAAGCTGAACGCCGCCGCTTATGACGCGGAGCTGGAGGCCATTAATGGCTGAACAGACCATGCTGTCGCCCGACGAACTTCGCCAAACGGGTCTGGCCCTGTGGGGAGCGCATTGGAAATCCGAGCTGGCGGACCGGCTCGGCGTGGCCCCGCTCACTATCAGACGCTGGACGTGCGGCGAGCACCCGCCGCCGCGGAATCTGAGCGTCAAACTGCACAAGATGTGCGTAGCGCGAAAGCGCGAGCTGGATCTGGTGATCATTCAGCTCAACAGCCACAACATCCAGCGTGTGGACTTCGGTCGGCCACGGGTTTAACGTGTGCGTTTGCCAAGCTATCCCAAGCGATCAAGGCGCCCAATAGAAAACAGGCCCCGGTTTGTATCCGGAGCCTGTTAATCGCGACGGAGGAGACCTGTTCCGGCACTGACCAGTCAGGAACATAGAAGACCTCCCCCGCACTGTCAATGTCTTCACCCCGCCGATGCTTCAGCGGGAACGCATTTATTTGTCCGGGGGTCCCCTGTTATGACCACCTACCGCACTGAGCTTATCCGAAAAATTGTGCGCTTGCTTGAAAGCGACCAGCAGGGCGAAGTAGCGAGCGCCGCCGGCAAATTGGTGCGCATGGCCAAGGAGCAGGGCCACAATCTCGATGAGATGTTGAGCGCCGTCTATGGCGCCGGCGCCGGATCGGCGAAGCCTTACCAGCGGAAGTCGCCGGCTGGCGACTGGGACTGCTACGGCGGCGGGTCCGCGACCCCTCATAAAAAGTCATCCCGGACCAGTTCATGGGACGACGCCATGCGGCATGCCTATGCGCAAACGGCGGCAGCACACGAGGCAGCTGAAGAAGCGCGCGCGGCCAAGGAAGATTTTGTCGCGAAGAAAAATAAAGAACGCGCGGACAAGGAAGCGCGCGTGGCCGAAGAAGAGCGGCAGCGCCAAAGCAAGCGCCAGCAAACTTATACAGACGTCCGGCTGTCTTTCCTCTCACATTGTTTCGATGAATTTGGCTGTCTGCCGCTGAACAAGTGGGAGGGCGATTTCGTGGTCGATATTCTCGACCGCGCATCATTTTACACCGTCCCCACGCCCAGGCAGTTGGACATTATCGACGAGATCCTGACGAAGTACCGGACTTACAAGAAGCGCAACGGCGACGAGCAATCGTTCTGGAAATCCTAGAGCGATTGCTTCCGGCCGCCAAGTTCCCAAGGAGGCCAGACCAAGATGAACGCTCACACAGCCGACCCTGAGCAGCAATTCCGTCAGACCGGCGTTCGCGCCGCCGAGATCCTGCTGGGGCTTGGATACCACGTCATTCCGACCAAGGGGAAAGACCCCTACGAGATCAGATGGCAAACGAATATTTACCCTGTATTTGATCTTGAGGCGCGAATACTTAACGGCGACAATATTGGGGTGCTATTTGGTCAGGACCTCGGCGACGGGACGCGGATGATCGCCCTCGATGTCGATTTTGAAGACCCCAAGCTCGCCGCTGTCGTTCGGGCGCTGCTGCCTGACGCCTCGGTCCGGATTGGCCGCGAGCCGAAATTCCTGATGCCGCTGCGCGTGCGCGACGCCGAGGCGGCCAGCCGGGATTTTCGTTTTTACAAGGGAGAGGGACCGGGAGCGGAAAGCTGCGCCATCCAGGTCCTGGGGCGTGGCCAAAAAGCGCCGGCCGGGCCGAAGCAGGCGGTGGTGTGGGGTATTCATCCGGGGACACAAAAGCCGTACGTTTGGCGCCCGGATTGGGCCGGGCGGAATATTTACCAGAGGCGGCCCGGCGATTGGCCGCTGATCGGAGACCTCGCCGGCTTTATGACGGGGCTGGGGGCCGCGCTCGAGCCGCTGGGCTGGAAATTACGGGAGCCGGGCCACCAGAGCACCGGCGACCCGTTCGAGGGCGTCCTGAGCCCGCGCATGATCGCCGACGCCAGGGCGACGCTGGAGAGCGAGCTGGCGGCGCTCGCCGGCATGGGGCCGGGCACGCTGCGCGGGACGCGATGCTATGAGCTGGGGCTCAGGATCGGCGCGGTGATCAAGGCCGGCCACATCGATCTGGACCGGACGGTCGGGCGGTTGCGCGAGGCCATGCCCGATAACGATAACGCATGGACGCGGGAATTTCAGCGCGGGGTGTTCGAGGCGAAGGGGTTCCGGCAGGCCAAGATCGGCGAATCGGAAAATGTCGATTGGGCTGGGGCCGCGAAGGCGCAGGGGTTCAATTTCGAGGGCGCGTTCAAGCCATCGCCGGAAGACGAGCAAAAGTTCAAGGCCGAAGACGCGGACGCGGCGAAGGACATTTACCGGCGCCCTTTGATCGCTGGCGTTTGTGACATCCTGCACAAGGGTTGCCGCGAACGCGATGCGGAGAAAAGCCGTCGATTGAAGGAAATGGCGCAAGGCTTCATGGCGTCGCTGCTCGCCGCGGGCATGGCCACGCACGCGGAACTGTCGGCGCAGTGGGAGCAGAGCATCCTGACACTGCACGACAAGGCGCACACGGCGCAGGCGCAGGTCGAGAAGGACGCGGTTCCGGGCTTGCGGCCCACCGAAGCCGGGTGGGCGCTCTGCGCCGCCAAGCTGATGGCGGCGGGCAAGACCGCGGGCGAGGCGATTCGCGCCGCGCAAATGTCGCACAAGACGCCCGACGACGGCGACCCCATGGGGCGCGAGGAAGAGGAGATCCTGCGCGGGTTGGGCACAATCGGCTGGACGACCGACGCGCAGGGAAATGCTGACTCGAAGGCGTGGTCGGATTTTGCATTTTTTCTCGCGCTCCAGCTCAATGTTTGGCCATTTTATGATTCGTTCGTCCAGCGCACTGTGTTCCGCCGGCTGGTGAAGCGCGCGCCAAGCCGCGAGGCGGTTGACGACGCGGATCTCGCGCGGTGGAGTTCGGGCGCTGGCGCGGCGGTCGCGGGGTTGTGCTCGCTGGCGACCGATCGCACCAAGCCGTGGGGCGGCGTGAATTACACGCCAGCGGCCCGCGACGTCGAAATGTGGCTGGGCGACATGGCGCACAGGCGCGATTTCAACAGCATGTCGTCGCGGATGAAAAATTGGGAAGCGTGGGATGGCGTGCGCCGGCTCGATTCCTGGATGCCCAGGTACACCGGGCATCGCCTGTTCGTGGACAAGGATTACGATTACGTTTCGTTGCTGGGGGCCTACTGGATGGCCGGTTTTGTGTCTCGCGCCGAAGTTCCGGGCACCAAATTCGATTTGACGCTGGCCCTCGCGGGCCTGGGTGGGTCGGCCAAGACCAAGATGCTGCGCGTCATCGCCAACGAAACGGCGCGTGGCGTATCCGTCAGCGCTTTCAAAGAAAGCGGGCATCTTAAATTCGACAGTTCGTCCAATCTCAATCACGCAGCCATGTCCATGGCGGGAAAGCTGATTTTGGAAATGGCCGAAATGCTTGACTTGCGTGGGCACAACACGGAGAGCCTGAAGGCTGTCCTGACGCCCGTATCCGACGAGGGGCGCGGCATTCACGGCAAGGACAGCTACATCCAGCTGCGCCAGTTTGTCAACGTCATGTGCGTCAATGGCGTGGTAAAAGACAAGAGCGCTGGCGCGGTCGCGGCGGAACTGGCGCGGGCCGCCACACCCGAAGCGCGCGACGATCTGGTGCGCGGCTGCGTCAGGGAAATGGATTTCAGCTTTTTGCGAGACCCCACGGGCAACCGCCGCATAGGCGTGGTCAAGATGCTGGTTTACGAAGTGGACACCGGCGGACTGGTCGAAGAACTACCTCAGCTGATCGCCGAAGCGCGCGCACGGGCCACCGAGTTCGGGCTGTGCGAAAAGGCCGGTGTGCGCGAGTTGCCCATGCCGCTGAGCTTGCGCGCCATGATTGGAGAACTCGAGGGGGACTTCATGGTGGCGGGCGACATGAAGCGTCGCCTGACCGACGAGCTGTCGGCCATAGCTCAGCAGATTCACGGCAAAAACGAAAAAATCGACGACGACTGGCGCAAGTGGACCGACTTCCTGGTGGTCTATAAAGACATGAGGGAGGCGGTGGAGGCGCGCACGCGCGCCGAGCGCGACGATTTGCAGACCGCGCTGGAGCAGCTTGGCTTCAAGCGCCACAACGGGACGGGAAACCAGCTTTGGTTTGTGAAGGGCGTTCTGGTGGAGCGCAAGACCCAAAAGCTGGTTGCTCTTCGATTTGGCGGCGGGGGTATCAATTCGTGGCAACTCGTGGATTACGGGGCCGTGGGGCGCCCACCGAACGAGAGACCTTTTAATCCGGCGTAACTAGACAAACGAATACGAAACCGGGCTTCATTTTGCCCGGTTTTTTATGCTGCGCGGGACCAGTTAAGGAGTTAACTGCTGAGTTAGCGAGGGAAGGTGCGGAATAACCTGTTTTTTACGTGCTAAGTTGTTGTTTTATATATATATATATTTTATTAGATAATTAGTTAGTATAAAAAAGCAGGTAGCCTCGCGCGGAGAAAGTGGTCTGTGTGCGTGCATGCAGTGGTACGCGCGCGCACGCACACACACATGCACGTGTGCGCACGCATGGGCCTAAGGTACTTTTCGTGACTAACTAATTCATTCATTCCTGAGTCCCTAGAAGAATAAGGGGAAGATTGAGTTAGCCACTTTTTGGATGGCCAAAGCTGACTAACTCAGACTTGCTAACTCATCTCCACACTTGACAGTGCTCGTATTCTGTGGTCGGTGTGCTCAGTAGTACATTTTCTAGGAGGCCCTAATGAAAAGTAGCACTTTAGTTAATCATGAGCGCCGTGAGCGGCTAATAAGAGAGTTGTATGATAGTTGGGGAGGTGATTCTAAAGGGTTAGGTAAAAGTCGCTGGCGGCGGGCGTCTCAGGCAGCTGATCGCATGTGCGCCGAAGAATTTGGCGCTGCGTGTGGGTGGGCAGTCACTAAGAAAAAGTTTGGCTTGAAGACGCTCGGCGCCGGTGGCGTGCACCTGCACAACGACTACACGGTCAAGTACCCGGTTTTTGATCATGCAACGTATTACCGTGGTGGCGGCCCTCGTAATCGTCGCGCGACCGCTATCGTGTCACAGCCGTATGCGGTGTGTTTTAGCGCATACGACAAGGTGGCGGAACGCTATGGTCTGAATTGGCAGATCCTGGAAAACGAAGGCTGGTACGCCGTGGACGCGTTCTGCGTGCTCTGGACGCGGTGTGACGGCTTGTTCAAGCCGCCGCACAGCCCGGGCATTGCTTTTGCGCGCACGCTCGGCGATTGCTGGCTGGTCGCTGGCGAGGTGCCCAAAATGCGTCCTGGCGATAGCGGCTGGTTCTACGGGCTTGGGTCCGAGCTTTGATTCGTTGAGCAGATTATGCAAGATAACCGCGCGCTAGCACCTGACACACGCATACGAAAATATAGCGCGCCTGCGTGCGCGAGCGTAATACTAAAAGGAGCTAAAAATGGCTAATATCACAGGAAGTGCGTATTTTATTGGCAAAGGAAAAAAGTTATCCCATGCGCTAATTAGCGTGCAAGTTCTAGGTGGTTGGGTTCATGGGTATCATTTTACCGCTATCGGTGACGAAGACCGCATGCGGTTGCAACACCTCGATCAGATTTTTGATTTAATTCGTAATCGGAACTGTGTGTGCCCATTGTCCGTGGCTATGCTTTCCATACTCACAAAAGCCGAAACTATCGCGATGATTCAGAAACTGCTGATGGATCACTCAAATGAAGCTGGGAAAGAGATGGAAAAAGCGGCGGCTTATTTTCGCGCCACCTGGACCGCAGATAATTCCGCGCCAGAAAATAGAGTGCTGCTCGATGTTCATTGACAAGCGCATACGATTGCCCCATATTGAGGACATCGAACAGGAGAGACCAATGTCCAGCTTTCATCGGGACTACCACGAGGCGCGCAAAGCCGCCGCGCAATTGGCCAACGAGCTTAAGAAAGAAGTCGGGCTTGAAAAGTTCTCTGAGTATGGGAAGCCCGGCTTTCGGGTGTTCTCGCTACCCAAGCTGGAGAACCGGTGTGGTTTTGAGCTGCGCTGTGAGACAGTCACTCCAACGGTGCTGCCGATTGCGTAGCACGAGACAACAGGAGGCTCGCATGAACAGGATAGGGGCTTTGCGGCGATGGTTTGAGTTTCGCGCTGTGGCGTATCAGCAGATGTCCGCGGTGGCGCACAGGCGCGTGGCGGCGGACTGGTTTGCTCTGTCACATGCCGGCGACTCGTTGGGGCGGAATGTGCTGGTGGCGGATATGCTGGCGCACCAGAAAGAGGCCGCGCAGTGTGCGACGATAGCTCGGGCGTGCCTCATAAGATCGCTGGAACTGGCCGACTGACGGCTGTAGTCGCTTGCATTGCTCATAGACTAACCGTATCATTGCGGCATGGTTATCCGCAAGGCCAACACATACCGGCTCTACCCGACCGACGAGCAAGCGCAGCAGATGGCGCAGATCGCGGGTTCGTGCCGGTTCGTTTACAACCTCGCGCTCGAACAGCGGCAAGAATGGTGGCGTCCTGGTAGGACGTTCAACTTCGCCAGCCAGTGCCGCGAAGTAACTGCGCTGCGGGCCGAGGTTGATTGGCTGAAAGCGGCGCCAGTCCACCCGCTGCAACAGGCGCTCAAGGACCTGGACCGCGCCTATCAGAACTGGTGGGCGGGGCGCGCGGAATACCCGACGCCGCGCAAGAAGGGCCTGAACGACAGCTTCCGGTTTCCCGATCCGGTTTCGATCAAGGTTGAGCGCACGGGCACATCGTCCGGGCGGATCAAGCTGCCGAAGCTGGGTTGGATCAGGCTTCGTGGGTGGTATGCCATCCCCGGCGACATCTGCAACGCGACCGTCTCGCGCCGTGCCGGGCAATGGCACGTCTCCGTCCAGTGGCAGCGTGAGGTGGCCGAGCCGATCCCGTCCATCCTTCCGGCGGTCGGGATAGACCGTGGCGTGGCGGTGTTCGCGGCCCTGAGCGACGGCATCAACATCGCGCCAGCCAACCACGGCAAGAAGGCGCTCAAGGCGCTGCGGAAGGCGCAACGCAATCTGAGCCGCAAGAAACGTGGCTCGTCCAATCGTCGCAAGGCTATCCGCCGCGTGACGAAAATCCAGATGCGGGTGGCGAACGCCCGCAAGAACTTCCTCCACGAGCAAACCACGACCATCGCCAAGAACCACGGCACGGTCGTTGTGGAGGCGCTGAAGGTGCAGAACATGGTCCGCTCTGCGAAGGGCACCATGGCCGAACCGGGCAAGAAGGTCCGTCAGAAAGCCGGGCTGAACCGCGCCATCCTCGATCAAGGCTGGGGCGCGTTTCGCATCATGCTCGGCTACAAGCTGGCGGATCGCGGTGGCAGGCTCATCGAAGTGCCAGCCGCCTACACCAGCCAAACATGCGCTGCGTGCGGTGTAGTGGATGCGGCGAGCCGCCAGGATCAGGCGCGGTTTGTCTGCACAGGCTGCGGCCACGAGGCCAATGCCGACACCAACGCGGCGATCAATATCCTACAACGGGGGCTGGATAAGTCCTTGAAGCCTGTGGAGGGGCACCGCAGTAAGCGGCCCGTCGAAGCAGGAAGCATCCGGAGGGCGGCTTGATGCTGTCCCTTGGAACCTCGCCCCTTCAGGGCCGAGAGCATGTCAGGGCTGTATAATTCACACAAGGAGGTAACGGATATGGAAACGATTGGAGCCATAATTTTTGTTCTCTTTATGCTCTTGATGTGGGGGTGGCCCGCCGTACTTGGTCTTTTGATCGCATATGGGATGACGATGGAGAAAAGACGCTGACCGATAACCTGCCGGCCCTCTTTACAGTCCATTCCGAGCGGCGCGCCCCCGCGCCGTACAAGCTGCCGTGGGTGGGCCGGTACACGGTCGAGGTGGCCGAGCGCGTCTGCGACGAGGTGGCCAGCGGCCGCACGCTGGAGCGGATTGCCATCGAGGAGATTTGGGCGCCCAGCCACCGCCAGCTCTATTACTGGCTGGTCGAGAACCCCGAGTTCAAAGAGGCCTATGAGATCGCGCGCGACCTGCGCGCCGAGAAGCTCGCCAACGACATTCTACCCGTGGCATATGATCGGTCGCTCGATCCCGACGAGCGCAAGGTCATCATTCACGCCCACCAGTGGCTGGCTTCCAAGATGAACCGCCGCGCCTGGGGTGAGCACAAGACCGTCGACACCAACGCCACTGTCGAGGTCAAGAGCACCAACACGATTGACGTCTCGCACATGAGCCTGGACGAGATCCACGCCGCCGAGCGCGCGTTCGTCAAGATGATCGACGTGACACCAGAGGATGAGGACGATGACGATACGTGAGCAAGATACTGAGCAATTGTTTAATATACTGGAGGACACGATCGATTCCGATGATACGAGGAGCGCGGCTCTCACGGCGCTCGCCATTGTCAAGGTGGTCGTGAAACTGCTCGCTAGCATCGCCGGTTCGCTGGAGACGCTCGCCAAGATCAGCGAGCGGCAGGACAATTTGCGCCGGGAGGATTTTGACCCGTGACCAAGCTCACAGTCACGCTTCCGCACCGCATTGACCCGGCGGCGATGCTCAAGGCTCTGGACAAGGAGGCCTGTGAGCAGAGCTTTATCGAGTTCGTCAAACGCGCGTGGCCAGTGCTGGAGCCCGGTCAGCCTTACGTGCATAACTGGCACGCGGATTTCATCGGAACGCATTTGGAGGCGATCAGCGACGGCGAGACGGCCGATGGGGAAGTCTACAACCGCCTGCTGATCAACGTGCCACCTGGATTTTCCAAACCAGTCCATGTGGACGAGATGGTCTTCACAGACTGTGGTTTCGTGCGCCTGGGGGATATCTGCGTTGGCGACCGCGTGCTGACGCATAGGGGGCGTTTCCGGAGCGTGACGGCAGTTCACGAGCAAGGCGCGCTTCCGACGATCCAGGTGGGGACTTTCAGCGGTCGCAACGTGCGCACGGCTTTTGATCATCCGTTCCTGACGCCGCGTGGGTGGGTCAGCGCGGGGGACCTGACACTGCAAGATTACGTCGGCGCGCCACACAGAACCGAGGACTTTGGCGATAGGTCCATGAGGCCCGAGGAAGCGCGTCTGCTTGGCTACCTAGTCGGCGACGGCTGCATTTCGCAACGGTCGCTTGCTTTTGTGAACATGGATCGTGATGCGATCGACGATTTTATTCAGTGCGCCACTATTTGTGGCTTTTACGCGTATGAGGCGCCGCACTCAAACAAAAGGGTGCAGGCCTCAAAGATCGTTTTGAAGTCTAGCGAAACGCAGGTCGCGCCTGGGTTTGAACCGCCCGTGCTGGACTGGCTGCGTTCACACGACCTATACCGCAGCAACTCGTACACCAAGAGGATTCCCGAGGGCGTTTTTCGTTCGGGGCCAGAAGCGATAGGCAACTTTCTCGGAGCCTACTGGTCTTGTGATGGCACGGTCGGCGTGCGCCACGATGGCAAAAAGACCAGCATGCTGGCGTCGGCCACGACAGTCAGCGAAGGGCTGGCGCATGACGTCCACAGGGCTCTCATGGCCCTGAACATCAAAGCCAGAGTACGCCGTAGAGAAGCGCGTCTGGAAACTGCGTCTCAGCCAGGAGGGGTTTACGTGTATTTCGACATACAGACCTCAGAACGTGGAGAAGTCGCCAAGATAGCCAAGCTGCCGGGACTCATGAATCGCAAGCGTTTGATAGCGGCGCAGGCGTTCTTTGATCGTTTTGATCCGCACGCCTATGAGGACGCAGTCAACTCGCTAGAAGACGCTGGTTTTGGCGAGTGCAGGTGCTTGACAGTCGACGAGGACGCGTCGTTCACCATCGATGGGCTTATCGTCCACAATTCGATGATCGTATCTGTATTTTTTCCGGCGTGGGAGTGGGGTCCGCGTAACATGCCGCACCTGCGCTATATCTGCGCGTCGCACAGTTTCGAGGACGTGGCGCTGCGCGATAATTTGCGCATGCGCCGGCTGATCGAGAGTGACTGGTACCAAGGTCACTGGGGCGATCGCGTTATCCTGACGGGCGACCAGAACAGCAAGAAGAAATTCGAGAACACGGCGGGTGGCTGGCGGCACGCCATCGCCACCGGCTCGATCACTGGCGCGCGCGCCGACCGTTGCTTACTCGATGATTTAAATTCTGTTGACGGCGCTAACTCCGATGCAACACGCACTTCAGCTAACACGTGGTTTAACGAAGCTTTGCCAACTCGACTCAACAATCCCATAAGTAGCGCCATAGTAGTGGTCATGCAGCGCTTACACGAGGATGATATTTCCGGTCAGATATTGGATCGCCACCTTGGTTACGATCATATTATGCTTCCAATGCACTTTGATCCTGATCGTTGTATTCCGACTAAGCTAGGCTTAGTGGACCCTCGGACTGAACGCGGCGAGCTGCTGTTCCCCGAGCGGTTCCCGGCCGACGTGGTTGAGCGCGATTCAAAAATACTTGGACCCTATGCTACGGCCGGGCAATTCGAACAATGTCCCGTGCCGCGTGGCGGCGGCATTATCAAGGACGCATGGTGGCGCTTGTGGTCTGGGCGCGAGTACCCGCCGATCGATTTCATCGTCGCCAGCCTGGACACCGCTTACACCGAGAAAGAGGAAAACGACTACTCGGCCATGACGGTGTGGGGCGTCTCCAGCTTCATCAACGAGCAGCGTGCGACACGCATGGTTGATCGCTATGGCCGGCCTAAAGACGTAGAACTAAATTATGATAGCTCGATGCTGCCGGTGCCGCGGCTGATCATGATGTTCGCGTGGCAGGAGCGGCTTGGCCTGCACGAGCTGGTCAAGAAAGCGGCCAAGACATGCAAGGACTTGAAGGTCGACCGGTTGCTGGTGGAAAACAAGGCGTCGGGCATTAGCGTGGCGCAGGAGCTGCGGCGCTTGTTCGGGCACGAGCCATGGGCGGTCCACCTGATTGACCCCAAGTCGATCGACAAGGTGTCGCGTCTTTACTCTGTACAACACATCTTCGCCGAGGGTATGGTGTATGCGCCTGACAAGGATTGGGCGGAAATGGTGATCCGTCAGGTATCGACGTTTCCGAAGGGGAAATACAAGGACCTGACGGACACGGTGTCGCAGGCATTGAAGCACATGCGAGAATGTGGATTGCTGACGCGCAGCGACGAGATGCTCGCCGCGCACACGCAGTCGCAGTTATTTGAAAACGTGAAGCCGGAGGGGCCGCTTTACGCGGTTTAAGGGGAAAAATCATGGCTGGTGAAAACGATTCGACGACTTTTGTGCCGCTGACGCCTGAAGTGTGGAATCGGGCGATCACGAGCAGTCTTCAATCGACATCCGGAGGCGCCATGAAACGGCGTGAAGAAACGCTCGGCGAAGGCGTGCGGCTGATCCTTGGCGACTGCCGGGACGTACTGCCGACGCTTGGCTTTTTCGATGCTTGCGTGACGGACCCTCCGTACGGAATCGGCGAAAACGAAAAGAAGGTGGCATCTCGGAGTAACGCGGCTGCAGCGAAGGACTACGGCGCGTTTGACTGGGATCGTCAACCGATCACAGCTACCGATGTCGCCGCATTGCGCGGCGCGTCCCGCCATCAAATCATCTTCGGTGGAAACTTCTTCGAAGGTCTTGGCCCGACGCCATGTTGGCTAGTTTGGGACAAGCAAAACACGGGGGATTTTGCCGATTGCGAACTGGCCTGGACAAACCTCAAAAAGGCGGTCAGGCGGATATATTGGCGCTGGAACGGCATGATCCGCAAAGGGAATGACGTTCGAGAACACCCGACGCAGAAGCCTGTTGGCGTAATGGAGTGGTGCATAAGCCAGCTTCCTGACAGCGATCGCGTTATCCTCGATCCGTTCATGGGCAGCGGCACAACTGGCGTTGCAGCCGTTAACCTTGGACGTCATTTCGTCGGCATCGAGCGCGAAGAACGCTACTTCGACATCGCTTGCAGACGGATAGCGCAAGCGATGAAGCAGCACGATTCCACCCTTTAAAACGGATAGCCAAATCATGACTGGTGAAAACGATTCGACGACTTTTGTGCCAATCCCGCCCCAAGTGGCGGCGAAGTTCCCCGATCTGGTGGCTAACACGCCGCCGGGGTTTGTTGCGCCCACGTTTGTCGGCGAACCGCTGCCTTCGGAGCCGGCGACAACTGGCGCGGGTGATCCGGGTGGGTACGGCGCGCCCGTCACTATCGATCCTGTTACCGCGCAGCCGAGTGCGTTGGCGCCCGACCCGAGCGCGCTGAATCCGACCGGCGTGCCTGCTGGCGGCGACCCTGGCGCTCAACAGCAGCCACCGCTTGTGCTCCAGGAAGTGATCTTTACCACCACGCCGCACGACGACACTATTGTCGGCGCCGGCGCAATTTCCGAGGATTTGTTTGGGCAACCGTCGGACGCGGCGCTGGATACTGGTGACGCCATTCGTGCGCTGAAGGCCGGAGGCCGCATCGCGCGCGCCGGCTGGAATGGTCAGTATCTGGAGATTGAGCACGGCAGCGTTCTCTGGCACGACGGCGGCGCGCGCGGGATCTATACTGCGTTCAGCGATGACTTGCTGGCGACCGACTGGAGGATCGTGTCATAACATCTTCTCCGGCCTTTAGGCCGGAGTTTTCCCCTAGGCTGCATAAGCCTGAGAACTGTCGGCATGGATGCCGGGGTTTCTCGCGGAGTGAGGCAAGAAGGATGAGCTTCGAAACGTACATCATCACTTATGACCCACAGACTGAAAATTACCGTGTTGATGCGCGTCGGGAAGGCGAGACGCTCGAGCAGGCGTTGCAGCGCGTCGGCGGCTGGCTGCATCCCAATGCGGTTCCCACGCGGATTGGGCTAAATTTTGGCGACGCTCTTTGCGCGTTGAAAGCTGGCGGCCGCGTCGCGCGCGAGGGTTGGAACGGCAAAGGCATGTGGCTTAAGCTCGTGCCAACTGATCTTGCTGGCAAGATTTCGTTCGAGCATGAGGCGTTGGACGCTTTGCCGTGGATTGGCATGAAGACCGCTGACGAAAAGTTCGTTCCGTGGCTGGCGTCTCAGACTGACATGCTGGCGACCGACTGGAGGACTGTGTGGTGAGCGAGGTTACAATCAAGATTTCTGGTGTGCCGCAAGACAAGGGGCAAGCGCAGGAGTTTTTGGACGTGTATTTCGAGGGCCTGAAGCAGCGGTTTCCCGGCGGTCGGGATATTTCGGCGTTCGGGCTGACTGGGACAACGCTTCGCGTCGACGAGGAAAAGATCAGCGGCGCGGACTTTGAAATTATGGTTCGCATGCCGCATGCCACGGTCTGCGAGGCGGCGGCGGCTTTGATTGCCAAGATAGAATCGTGGGCTAAGCGTGCCAGAGGTCTTAAGCTATTTTGGGCGGTGGCGCCGGAAGTGGAGGCTTACGGGAATCCATCAACAGCTGCGGCTTACGCGCGTCTTGTGCTTTGCGCTGAAGATCCTTTGGTTGAATCCGGGCACTACAACTGTTGAAAAAGGAGGGTCTATGAATATTCTCATGCGAGCGCGCGAGATGATCGGCTGGTCGGTCGAGCGGCTGGCGGCGAACTGCGGTACAGCGCCGTCTGTGATCGAAGAGCTGGAGTTTCGGCTTGCTGTCCGGAAGGATTTGCTGCCGGTGCGGGTGCTTGAGGACTACGGTTGCGTTTTTACCGTACGCGATGGCTACCTCGTCGGCGTCACCGGGCCGCTCGACACTAGCCGGCTGAAGGAAGTCCGGTTGTCTCCCGGTGACGTTGATGATCTGAAGCAGTTGACGCTCGGGCCGCAAGTGGCTGACTTTGCTGGGTGCGGCTATATGAAGTCGACGCTGCGCATCAACGGGCTGGTCGATCTGGGCAACGTCACCGAGACACTTATGTTCGAGGGCGAAAAGGAGACGCGCACAGCAGCGCGCATGGCTCGCCGGCTGTCGAAGAAGGGCTGGGCGTTTGTCGCTATGCTTGAGGCTGAAGAAGTCGCCAAGCAAAATGCTGCTGCGCAGGAGGCGGCAGACTTCCTTGGAGAAGATGATGCCACAGTATAGCCCGCTTGGCCTCCCGCGCGTCTGTTGCTCGGCCACTGTCGACTGGGTTCCATCGATCGAGCGCCTGCCCAAAGGCGTCTCGTTGTACCGGGTGCATGTCTGGGGGCGGGCTTCCTTCGCATACTCGCGTTTTTACGATATAAAGGCCGGGAGTGAAGACGCGGCGGCCAAACAAGGGCTCGCCTTGTTCACCGCGGAGGTCGAGAAAGCCCATGTCGCTCGTACCCGGCAACAGCCAGTCTCTTAGGATACCCGCATTTTCGGCGAATGGCGCCATCGCCCCAGGCGTCAGCATCAACCACGACGCCGACACGACGTCAGACATTCCGGAAACTGACGACAGCGGCACGGTTCTGCGCATCCAGCACGGCGACGGCTCGGTCACGGTCAGCCTGGACGGCAGATCGCTTGGCGATGGCCCCGATGAACCGAATTTAGGCTGGTTCGCCAATCTGATCGACAAGATTGACGAGCAGGAGCTGTATCGCATCGCCGATGACCTGATCCGCGGCGTCGAGGATGACCTCCGCAGCCGGACAGACTGGGTCGAGGACCGCGCCCAGGGCATCAAGCTGCTGGGCTTCCGCATCGAGATTCCTGGTATCAGTTCGGCGGCCGACGGCGCGCCGGTCGAGGGCATGAGCAAGGTGCGCCACCCGCTGTTGCAGGAGGCGGTGCTGCGCTTTCAGGCCAATGCGCGCAGCGAGATGCTGCCGACCGACGGTCCGGCCAAGATCCGCGACGACGCCAACGGCTCTAACCTGCAACGCGATCAAGTCGCCGATGCGTTCGAGCGCGATTTCAACCACTTTTTGACGGTAACCGCGACCGAATACGTTCCGGACACTGACAAAATGCTGCTGCTGCTCGGTTTTGGCGGCACGGCGTTCAAGAAAGTGTATAATTGCCCGCTCCGCAACCGTCCCGTCAGCGAATCGGTTGACGCCGACGACCTGATCGTGAACAACGCCGCCACTGATCTGGCCAACGCCAAACGCGCGACGCACCGCACGATGATGCGGCCCTCGACGGTGCGGCGCTTGCAAATCCTCGGCGTTTACAAGGACGTCGATCTTTCGACGCCGCACACGCCGAACCTGGACGCGACCCAGCAGGAGAAAAAGGCGCAGCAGGGCGTCACGCCTGACGCTGTCCATCCTTACGACCGCGACCGCGAAATTTATGAGTGCTATTGCGAGCTGGACATCAAGGGCTTTGAACACAAGCACAAGGGGAAACCCAGTGGCCTCGAAATTCCGTACCGCGTCACAATCGACGTCTCCAGCAAGCACGTCTTGTCCATCGTCCGTAACTACGACGAGGACACCAAGAAGCTTCCCGAGGCTCGTGAGAACTTTGTCAAATATACGTTCGTTCCTGGTTTTGGCTTTTATGATCTCGGCCTTCTTCACATACTTGGCAATACTACTAACGCTATTACAGCTGCGTGGCGCGAGTTGCTGGATGCTGGAATGTATAATAACTTTCCAGGATGCCTCATGGCGGATACTGGAGCGCGCCAGAACACGAATATCTTTCGCATTCCGCCGGGCGGGGCGGCGCTGGTAAAGACTGGCGGTCTGCCGCTCAAGGACGCGTTCATGCCGCTGCCTTACAATCCGCCGTCGCCGGCGCTGATGCAGTTGGTCGACAGCATGGCCACCACCGGCGCCCGCGTCGGCGGCATTTCCGAGCAGCCGGTCGGTGAGGGCAAGGCCAACGCGCCGGTGGGCACCACGCTTGCCCTGATCGAGCAGGCGACGATCATGCTTAACAGCGTGCACAAGCGCATGCACGCCGCGCAGGCACGTGAGCTGCAGCTCATCGCGCGCTGCTTCCGCGAGAACCCCAAGGCATTCTGGCAGCGCAACAAGAAACCGGCCCGGCAATGGGATGAGAAGACATTCCGGCAGGCGCTCGATGATGTCGATCTCGTGCCGCAGGCCGATCCGAATACGTCGAGCCATATCCAGCGCATCATGAAGATCACCGCGCTGAAGCAGTTGCAGTCGGCCAGTCCGCAAATGTACGACCCGATCGCCATTGACACCGCGGCGTTGCAGGCGCTCGGCTTCAATAACCCGCAGCAGTTCTTCGCGCCGCCAGAGGCTCAAGCTTCCCCGCCGCCCGACTTGCTCAAGGAGCAGGCGGAAAGCGCGGCCAAGACCAAGATGGCCGACGCCGCCATGCTCAAGGCGCAGGCGTCGGCGGAAAAGGCCAAGGCCGATGTGCAATCGCTGCAGAGCGAGGCCGGCAAGGCGGCCGGCGGCGAGGTCGAGACCGACACCGATCGCTTGAAGGCCAAGTCCGAAATGACCGTGGCGCAGGCGCGCGCCCAGGCTGAATTGATCAACGCGCATACCCGGGCGCACGAGGCCGATACCAAGCGCGGCGAGACCGCGCTGACCGACGCACGCGAGGAAGACGACTCGAAGCGGCAGGAAAAGCTCGGCGTCCTCGACCTCGCCAAGGAAGTGCTGATTCATCACAGCAAGCAGCAACACGAGAGCGAGCACAAGGAAGCCGATCGAGAACACGAGCGGGCGCTGAAGGCTGCGGAACTGCAGGCTGCGGCGGCGAAAGCATCGGCGCCGGAGAAAAAGGGCAAGAAGGATGAGTGACCTCGGCAAAGACATTCGTTCCGCGCTCCTAACCGCGCGCCACGTCGCGCACAATGCCGAGAACGCGGCGTCCGAGGGGCGTGCGGCCGGCGGCGGCATTGAGCAAGTTCTGCCCCTGATCGCCGGCGCGGCGCCGGCGATCGGTAACGCGCTGCAGAGTAAGGCCAATGGCTTCGCCGAGGGCGGCGAAGTCGACCCGCTCCAGCAACGCCGCCAGCTCAATCCGCAAGGCCTCTATAGCCACGCCGCCGCCCAGGCGCAGGCCCTCTCGCAAGCAAAAGGATCGGGCCAGCAGATGCTGGCCTCTCTCAAAGGCGTTAAGCCGGAGGAGATCGCAAATTCCGGCGCCGCGCAAAAGTTCGCTGGTCAACCGAGCGTGACGCGAGAGCAGTTGGCCAGTCATTTCCGCCAGTCGTTGCCGCAGATCAAAGAGACTCGGCTGAGCGACGACGACATTGACGAGGATGACGAGGGCGAACGCACGGGTGGACCGAATTTTGAAGAATACACTATTCCTGGCGGCGAGAATTACCGCGAGATCCTGCTGCGCACGCCGCCGACGCCGCCAAATTATGAGAAATTGGGGCCGCTGCGCGCGGCACAGACGCGCGCGGACGTGGAACTGAGAAATTGGCACCGCAACCACCCAAATGAGTGGGCGTCAGACAGCCCCGAGCGTGACAGGCTTAATGCCGCTGTGCGGCAAGCGAACGAGGCCTACAACGCGGAGCATGCAGCGCCGAAGGCGAATGATTTTTATCACAGGCCTCACTGGGGTGAAATACCGAATGTGCTGGCGCACTTGCGTCTGTCCGATCGAGCAGCGCCGGCGGGCAAGTCGCCCGAACCCGAGCAGAAGATTCTCGACGAGACGTTTCCCAATTCGCCCGAGCGCAGGGCGCGTCTTGAGGCGCACGATCGCGACAAGAAGGGCGAGAAAATACTGCACATGGAGGAACTACAGTCCGACTGGGGCCAGCAGGGGCGCCAGAAGGGATTCCGCGAAGACAAGCCGTATTTTCGGTATCGCAACCCGGCTTCAGGGAACACCAGCCCCGATTTTGAGACGCAAGAGGCGCTGGAAAAGCACGCCAAGGCGTATCCGGAGAGCTTACGTGCTCATTTTCGCCTTGAACACGGCGTCACGCCGGGCGATCCGAACCAGCCGCCCAAGGGTCCCTTTGTTGGCACGACTAATGGATGGACCGATCTTGGTCTGAAGCGCGCGCTGCGTGAGGCGGCGCTAGGCAAGTACGACCGGTTGGCGTGGACGCCCGGCCAGGAGCAGGCTGATCGATATGGGCTGGCGAAGCATCTCAGTGCATTGGCGTATGACCCCGAAAGTAAGGAACTCTCTTACCAGCGTCACGGCGGGAGCGCATGGGATGAGCATCCTGAAAGCGTAGCGCCGGAAGCGCTCAGCGACTTGATTGGTAAGGAAGCTGCTGAAAAATTGCTCGCGACTGAACGCCACCCGCTCAGCGGCAATCACATTCTTGAAGGCCAGGACCTTCGCACGGGCGCCCACAAGATGAAAAAGTATTACGACGAAATGGTGCCCGGTCGGCTGAAGGAGATCCTGAAAAAGCTTGGCCATGAGACTAAATTCGAGCCGCTGACGATCAAGCACCCGAAAGATGACGCTGGGAGGACAGAGCACACGCTGCACTCGCTGCACATTCCGCCGGATCTGCGTGAAAAAATACTTAAGGGCATGCCCGCGTACGCCAGCGGTGGCGCGGTGGCGCAAAATACGGAACAGCCTGCGACGATTCCGGCGCGGCAGAACCCGAATTTTCAGAAGTGGTTTGCCGGCAGTAAAGTAGTGAACGGGCAGGGGCAACCTGACACGCTGTATCACGGCACCGCTGGGGATTTTGACACTTTTAAGCAGAAGCGCAACGATGTTGGAATGCACTTTGGCACTATTGGGCAGGCCAACGATCGGCTGTCTTACCAAAGAGACAGAGGCGTCAAGACAGAGGCCGGCATGAATCTGATGCCCGTGCATCTTGCGATCCGTAACCCTCTGCGGATGCAGGATCTTGGTAACTGGGATGGCAACGGATTGGCGTGGGCGCTTGCAAAAGAGTTTCCCGAGCAGGCGAAGTGGATTGCGCTGAATGTGCGGACACCCAAGCAAGCTAGGGACTTTCTGCAATCGAAAGGCCACGACGGGATTGTGTATAAGAATACTGGTGAGGTCGGTGGCTCTGAACCGTACAGGGAAGAGATCAAGGCGGCCACGCAAGAGTTACACAAGCACTTCCCGAAGAACAAAAATTCGTTCGATCACACCGATCAGATGCACCCCGCGTATCAGGCGTGGGCTTCTGCACATGATAAGTATCGGGAGCACCGCGAAAATAACGCGGAAGACTCGTATATCGCCTTCCATCCGACGCAAGTGAAGTCGGCTATCGGCAACAGCGGAAATTTCGATCCGAAAGACCCGAGTGTTGTCCGAGCAATGGGTGGCGCGGTTGCGAAAAAGTCGCCCGCGCAACCTGCTGAAGACCCTGTGCGGAAGGCATTGAATTTGACGACTCCGGCCGGTGGGTAGCCGCAATTGCATGGAGACGCCGCCGGGTGTAGCTTCGACTATCCACAACGATCCTCTAAATCGCTCGTGGTGGGGGTGCAAGCAGATCGCCCGGAGTGCTTGCACCCCAGCTCTTAACACGTACCGTGCGCGTCACAAGCAGTCCCACCGGTAGTAAAAGGATCACGCACATGAAGTTAATACCGCGTATCAAGCGAGTGTGGCGTGCCGCATGCGACGAATGGCGCATAACCGCAGCAACGTACCGCGCTCCCGTGTGCGTAACAGTTTCTACGGCGCCTTTCATTATATCGACTTTTGGGGGCCACAAGCCGGCCATGCCGGAATGCGAGTATGTGCGGCCTACGCTTGACGCTATTGCCGAGGGTACCTTTGAGGTGCGGGAGCACTGGGTGACTGATACGGGCGCTGTCCGCTACGGCAAGAAGCCGGAGGGCTGTTCTGTCAATGTCGGCGACCAGATTCTGGCTGACGCACCACCTATTTGACGGCGCTTCCGTCAAAGACGCGTACCGCGCACGCTGCAAGTGCGAGAAGAGGATCGAGCCATGTCAGTGGAAAGTAAAAAATACCGCACGGCGATGAAGGAAAAAGCCCGCCGCATGGGCGGCAAGGGCAGCTCTGGCGCCGTTGACGCCAGCGGTTGGGACACCGAGGGCGAAACCGATCCTTTGAACGCCGGTTCCCAAACTGGTCTGAAACCTGTCTCTCCGCGCCAGTACAAGCGCGGCGGCAAGGTCGAGGGCGCGCACGCGATGCACCACGCGGGCCGAGCCAAGCGCAAGGCCGGCGGCCTTGTCGAGGAGTTTGAAGACCGCAACGTCAAGGATATCAATCGTGGCCGGCCCGGCGGCAAGGACCATCTTGGCGGCCTGAAGGAGGGCGGCAAGGCCGAGCATCCGCACAAGGAGCGCGATCTGCGCGCCGCCGAGACGCTGGTGAAGGACCACCGTAAGGACGGCGGCGAGGTGACCCCGGAAAAGCTTCGCGCCCGCTATGCGGAAGGGCAAAAGCGTTACGAGAAGCAAAGTCCGGGTGCGCGGCGCGCCGAGCAGCGCAAGTTTGAAGACCGCCCCGCAAACAGAGCCGGTGGCGAGCGCCTGAAAGAACTCGGGCGCAAGGACGGCGGCGGCGTGCCGCGCGAGGCGGTCGCCGACGGTAGGCTCGAAGGCACGAGGCCTGAAGGAGGGCGTGAGGCGCGCGCTCAAGGCGGCCGCACCAAGGGCAAGAGCCCGATGAACGTCAATATCATCATCGGGGCGCGCACGCCCGGCGCCGGCGGCGAGCAGCCTCCCGTGCCGAACCCGCCGCCGATGCCTCCGCACCCACCCATGGCGCCGCCCCCGCCGCCTCCAGGGGCGGGTGGTCTGCCTCCGGGAGGTCCTCCAGGTGGCATGATGCCGCCGGGCGGACCTCCGATTCCGCCTCCGGGCCGCAAGCATGGCGGCTCGGTCTATCCTGACATGCGCTATGGCTCTGGCGGCGGCGAGGGCCGGCTCGAGAAAATTCGCGAATACGGTGAGAAGCAGCGGAAATGACCCTTCTGCACCGGTCGGTGTTTGCCGCCGAATTGAAGACGATCCTGCACGCGCGGATTGGTGAACTCAGTCACGACCTCGCCTATGGCGCGGGCGTGGCTGACTATGCCGCATACCGGCAGGCGGTCGGCCACATTGCTGGTCTGCTGGAGGCGATCGAACTGTGCGACGAGGCTGAAAAGAAAGCCGACGACAGGGAGCGTGGCGTGTGATATTTTTCGCCACGCGCACACGGCGCGCACTGGAGATCGCATGTGGCTTACGCTAATCAGATGAAGCACGACGTCGAGCCCAAGGAAAAACTTTTTGACGAGCTTGGCGACTTGTCGGGGCTTGATATTTTCAACAATCAAGTGCTGGTCGCCGTTTACAAACGCCCTGAGAGAACCAAAGGCGGTCTTTTGCTGCCGGATAATGTGCGGGACGAAGACAATTACCAGGGTAAGGTCGGCCTCGTCGTCAAGTTGGGACCGCAGGCTTTTGTCAGCACTCCCGAGTGGACTTTTACCACGCCGATTTACGTGGGTAACTGGGTTATCCTGCGGCCCTCGGACGGTTGGTCCATTAATGTGAATGGCGTGCTTTGCCGCATGTTGGTGGATACTTCCGTCAAGGGTTGGATCGCTTCTCCAGATTTCGTTTATTGAGGCAGCACATGGCCAAGGACAAGACAGATTTGGATCCGGATTGGACACCGCCGGTGACCGAGCCGGAGGTCAAAACGCCGCTGATCGATCCCGAGATCGCGACGTTGAAGGCGCAGCTTGAGACGGAGCGCGCCGCGCGCGCCGCCGCCGAGACGCGGGCGCATGAGGCGGCTCAGGCCGCCTACCACGCGAAAAACGAAGTTGGCGACACCAATTTGCAGCTTGTCACCAACGCGATCAACACCGTCAAAAACGATAACGCGGCGCTCAAGAGCCAGTATGCGGCGGCCATGGAGGCGGGTGACTACGCCGGCGCCGCTGACGTGCAGGCCGAAATGGCGTCCAACGCCGCCAAACTGTTGCAGCTCGAAAATGGCAAAGCCGCCATGGAGGCGCAGCCCAAGGCCACAGCCCCGAAACAAGTCCAATCGGACCCGGTCGAGGCGTTGGCGATACAGTTGCCGCCGCGATCCGCCGCCTGGGTGCGCGCGCATCCGCAAGTCGCGAGAGACCCCAAGCTCTACCAGAAGATGATCGCCGCCCACAACATTGCGATCGCGGATGGTATCGAGCCGGAGACGGATGACTATTACAGCGCCGTCGAGGGCATTCTGTTCAAGAAAAGCGCGCGGACGGGCGCCGACGATGACGCCAGCGACGATCCGATGCGGGACGCGGCGCACCGCGCGCCGGCCGCGCCGCCGCCCGCGGCGCCTGTCAGCCGGGGCGATAACCGCAATGCCGTGCGTCTGTCGGCCGCGCAGCGTGAGGCGGCCGAGCTGTCCGGCATGACCGAGCAAGAATACGCGAAGAGCGTTCAGGCGCTCAAGGCCGAGGGTCGGCTGCACTGATTTTGGAGGTTTCGATGGTCAACGAGTTCAAACCCACGCCGGCCAGAAAGCCCCTGCGTGAACCACTGCGCGACGCCCACGCGCGCGCCGCCGAAGTGCGCGCCAATAACGGCGGCGACATGGATTCCGGCACCGATACGTTTTACGTCAATCAGTCGGCTATTCCCGAGGGTTGGGGTTACGAGTGGCGCCGGCTGACTGTTTACGGCAAGGAAGATCCATCGTATCAGGTCAAGCTCGCACAGCAGGGTTGGGAGCCGGTGCCCGCCAGCCGCCACCCCGAGATGATGCCGCTCGGCACGACGGACAAGTTCATCACCCGCGAGGGCCAGATTCTGATGGAACGCCCCCTGGAGCTGATCGAGGAGGCGAAGCTTATCGAGCGCCGCAAGGCCCGCGATCAGGTTCGCGTCAAGGAAGAACAGCTCAACGCGCCGCCGCCGGGGCAATTCGAGCGTTCGAACAAGGACTCGTCGCTCGTCAAGGTGAAGAAAAGCTACACGCCCATGCCGGTCCCCGAGTAACCGGGCCGATTTGCATTTACTACAATTTTGTGTTTATAAATAGCGCAGCCCCGCCCGGTGCGGGGGCGCCACCCATTCCGACCTTCCGAGCCGCCCGGCGCTGGTAAGCAGGTCTTTCCCATCAAGGGAGAGTTTACCATGCCCAATGTGAATGCGCCATTCGGCTTCCGTCAGTATTCCGGTCTTGGCTCTGCTCCGACTTACGAGCAGGCCACCGTTATTGTCGACTACAACGCTGGCGCGATCTTCTATGGAGACCCCGTTACGGCGTTGGCCGACGGCTCTGTCGCGCAATCCGTCTCGACCAGCGCCACCCCCGGCCCGCTCGGCATTGCCGGCATCTTTGTCGGCTGCAAGTACCCCTCTGTCGCCATGAAGCGCACCGTGTGGTCGAATTACTGGCCCGGTTCGGACGTGGCGGCGACCAATACCGTCGAGGCTTATATCATCAACGATCCGGGCGCGCGGTTCATCGCGCAGAGCGACGCCACCGGTCTGGCGCTGGCCGACGTCAACGCGACGATCGGCTTCGTCATTGGCACCGGCAATACCGCCAACGGTATCTCGGGCGCGTATCTCGACACCACCACGCTCAATGTGGCGACTTACAATCTGAATGCGCCCTTCAAGGTCGTCGGCATTTTGCAACAGCCGCCTACGTCGCCGGGCACACTGGGCAACGGCCAGCCGTATGACTGGGCTGTTGTCGGCTTTAACGACGTGTTCACCCGCAACTTCCTGGGCGTGTAAGCCATGACGCAGCGGACCAACGATAAGCTAAGAGCTACCGGGGTGGGCGTAAACCGCCAACCCCGCATGCCACAGCTTGGACCATCCGCAGCGGCGCATGTTCTCGGCCTCGGATTCATCCGCGCGGAAATCGCTGCCCAGCAGCTTTGGCAGCAGATGCTTCTGCGCACGGTACATGGATATGCGTTTCTCGCTTTTGACCCAGCAGTATCCGGGCGTGTTGATGCGGATAAGCGTGAAGCCCAGCGCGGCATAGACACGTCCGGTGAAAAGATCGAGGTCGCAGTAACTGACGATGGCGCCTGCGGGCCGCATGGCGAACAGTTTGGAAGCCGCGCCGTGGATGCGCAAGCTCATGTCGGTGGCGAAGCGCTGCAGCGCCCAGCTGTACTTTCCAGCACCCGTGTAGCGGTCAGTGGATCTTCGGAAGGACATGGCCGCCACAACGCGGTTGTTGTGAAACAGCCCGTAGAACAAGTCAGCGCGGGAGTGCCCCTGTGGGTGGTTGGCTTTGAAAAATGGAAGCGCTTCTCCAGACGTAATTTCCCGCAATTCGCACTTGGACGCGCGCAGCGCGGGGCGCCAGCAGCCGAGTGCGTTGTGGACGATACTCATGTGGCGCGGGTCTCCAGCAACGTCTTCCCACAAATGGATGAGGCGGATGCCTTTGGCCGCGCATTCGAGCCGGCGCCGCTCGTGGTACATTCTGTCGGGCCTTTTGGCTTCGCTGTGCCAGTAGATTCCGCAGTACTCTATAGCAAGAAATGCCGAACCGTTGCGGTAAGCGACGATGTCAATGGATTCTCGCTGGTTTGTAAAAAGACCGCGAACCTCTTCGCGAATTTCGCAGCCATCGGGCGCAAGATCGCGAATATGCTGGGCGAATGTTTTTTGCGCGACGTTGTTCGCACGAATCGGCATGTGTTCGCAGAATGCTTCAAGAGTACCGTGGCGCTGCGCGTACTGGTAGGTCTTGGGGCTGCCATGCAGCCATTCCGTGCGTGTTTTGTAGGTCAGCGCAGCGGTCGCCAATTCGTTACTGGTTCGCGAGTGGGAGGCCGCCTGCGGGCGTGTCATGTGGGCGCAGCATTCGTCCAACCAACCACTGCGTGTGGCGGTCAGATACGCACTGACTTCGCCTGCGAACCACGCGGCGCGCGTTTGGAAGGCGAGTGCGCTTTCCATGCACCTCTCGCGCGTCCAGTATCCATGTGGCTTGCGCGGCTGTTCCATGTGGGCGCAGCATTCGTCCAGCCATTTATTACGGCTGGCCGAGAGGTAAGCGTACCCACCACCTCGAAACCACTCCTTTCGCGTTCGGAAAGCGAGCGCGCTTTCCTTGCACCTGTCAAGTGTCCAGTACCCTGGCGGGTTTCGTTTGGTCACGTGGCGTTCTCCTGCTGCCGCGATCTTTGTAACACGGCGACGAGGCTAAGACAACTTATGTATGGTTATCTTAGCGCCGTCTTTCCACGGGCGCGTTTGGGCGCAGCCCTCAGCACAGAAAGGGCTTAAATTATGGCGATCAACCTTAGTTCAATTAAAGATCTGCTCCTTCCAGGCCTCCGTGGCATAGAAGGCAAGTATGAGATGATACCGTCGCAATACGACCGTATCTTTACGAAACACAATTCCAAGCTTGCCCTAGAACGCACTGCTGAAATGCGCTTCCTGGGTCTTGCGCAGCTGAAGACCGAAGGCGGTCAGACCTCCTTCGACAACGGCGCCGGCGAACGCTACGTCTATAATCAGGAGCATACGGAAATCGGCCTGGGCTACGCGATGACGCGCAAGGCCATCGATGATAGCTTGTATAAGACCCAATTTCACCCCTCCAACCTCGGCTTGATCGAAGCCTTCCAGCAGACCAAGGAAATCTACGGCGCCAACATCCTGAACACCGCCACCGTCTACAATTCGGCGATCGGCGGCGACGGGCAGCCCTTGTCCTCGACCTTGCATCCGATCGACAGCGGCGTTATCGCCAACACGCCCGCCGTCCAGGTGGACCTCAACGAGGCCACGCTGCTGAACGCCATGATCGCCGTCCGCACCAACTTCCGCGATCAGGCCGGCCTGAAGGTGTTTGCCCGCGCGCGCAAGCTGATCGTGCCGCCGCAGCTTCAGCCGGTCGCCATCCGTCTCACCAAGACCGAGCTGCGGCCCGGCACCGCCGACAACGATGTAAACGCGATCCTCACCACCGCCGGCGGCTTGCCGGAAGGCTACATGGTCAATGACTTCCTGACCTCGGCCTTCGCGTGGTTCCTGCTGACCAACATCGATGGGCTCTCCTACATGGAGCGCATCAAGTTCGAGACGGATATGCAAGTGGACTTCGTGACGGATAACCTGCTTGTGAAAGGATATGAGCGGTATAGCTTTGCCTATTACAATTGGAGAGCTATTTTTGTGAATACGCCGACTAGTTAACTGTAACAGTATCTTTTACTACTTGGCGTTACTTGGTGAAACAGATATGCAAAATACAGCTTGCATTATTCCGCTAAACAGGTATTTTGACTTTGCCAACTGCGAAGGAGAACCTGCTGTGGCTAAAGAATGCACGCTGACCTATGAAGAACTATCCGCCGTTTTCGGCTATGATCCGGAAACGGGGCGCATCACATGGAAAATTCGTACGGGACGCGGTATCCGCCCCGGCGACGAAGCGGGCTGCATCAAAAGCTTGCGCCCCAGCGGTCGAGACGGTGCGGTAAGACAGTATCGTTACGTTACCTACGATAATCAGTCCATGACTGGCGCACGACTTGCGTGGTTTCTGGCGCATCGCGAGTGGCCAGACCGGAATGTTCTGAGTGCTGATGGCGACGCGTTGAATCTGCGGCTCAAGAATTTGTACCTTGGCGACTACACGTCAGGTGACCGCAACGGGCCACTGGCCGGTAACCGCATGAACAAGCACGTTCAGCAGGCTTATGGTCTGCGGCGCAATTATGACCTGTCGCTGGAAGAGTATGCTCGGATGCTGCACGCGCAGAATTATGTGTGCGCCATATGTGAGCAGCCGGAAACTCGTTTGGGCGGCGATGGCAAGCCCGTGTCACTCCATGTTGACCACGACCACAAGACTGATAAGGTGCGTGCACTGCTGTGCTATAAGTGCAACTCCGCGCTTGGCAGCATGGGCGACGATCCTACTCGGCTTCGAGCTGCCATTCGATACCTTGAGAAGCACGCGGAAGTCGTTCCGTTCGCACCATTTTCACCGGAGGCCGCATAGATGGGTCAGACAACTTTTACCGGGCCGGTGGTGTCGGGCGATCAAGGCCCCGGCACGCCCACGCCCAACCAGGGTTTCGCCGTCCTGATGCAGCAGATCGTGCTGAACGAGAGCGCGACGGTCGGCGCCACCGCCACCACGTTCTGGCTGCCGCTCGACTCCATCATCAACGCGATCGACGTTGACGTGCTGACCGCTTTCACCGGCACGACCGCGGTCCTCAATATCGGCACGGCGGCGACGCCCGCGCTCTATGCCGGTCCGATCACGCTGGCCGCCGCCGGGCGCATCGCCATCACGTACACCGCCGCGCAGTTGGCGGCGATCAACGGCCTCATCGCCGCCAGCGGCTTGCCGACGGCGGCGCCGACGCCGGCGGCGGTTCAGTTGCAGGTTGTCACCACGGGTGTCCCCACGGCGGCGGGCGTCGCGGCCATCAACTTCAAGTATGTCCAGATCGCGTCATCGTATAGCTAAAGGGGTTCTGACATGGCCGGCCATCACGCTTATCACCACACCCATGGCACCGAACACGAGATCGAGCGCCATATCGCCAAGCACCGCAAGGAAGGCGGCGAGGTCGAGTCTCCGAAGCGCGGCGTCGACGAGGCCGAGGAAGACCTCAAGAAGAAGAACGAAAGATACACGCCCGACGTCAATGTCGAGGACGAGGCTGAAGCCAAAAAGGCCAAGAAGGGCGGCCGCGTCAAGCGGCGCCGTGGCGGCGAGGTCAAGCACGTCGGCGAAGTCAAGGGCGAGGAACACAAGCACCACGCCGGGCGGCGCGCGCGCAAGGCGGGTGGCGCGGCCTGCGAGGCCGATCCCTTCACTTCGGCCCGCCACGGCACGCCGGCCACCGGCCGCAAGCTGGAAAAAGAGACGGAAGGCTGAGCCGCCCCACGTTTTCTGTCTTGGGGGGTGTGGCGCGCAAGCCCGCTCCCTTAAATTTTGAAAGGTTCCCGTCGTGCAGCCGATCACCCACTCCGTCGGGCCGCTCGCGGCGGCCAACCCTACCGCCATCGCGTTGTCGCAGGCGCCGGTCGCCGGCAATCTGACGCTGAATGGCGCACTGGTCAATTCCAGTGGCGTCGCCGTTCTCGACACGCCGCGCACCATTGTGCTCGCCTCGACCGGCAACAATTCCAACACCACGTTCACCATTTACGGCACGGACTGGGCGGGCGACCTGATCAGCGAATCGCTGGTGGGCGCCGGCGCCGGACTGTCCGTCACTTCGGTGCTGAGCTACGCCACGGTCACCCGCATCGCCAGTTCGGCGGCGTCCGTCGCCGGTTTGACGGTCGGCACCGGCATCACGGCGCATTCGCAATGGGTGCGGACCGACAGCTGGGCGTCGCCGCAGATTGGCCTGCAGGCGAAAGTGACGGGGACGGTCAATTTCACGTTGCAGTTTTCCATGGATGACCCCAACAGCCCCACCAATCCCGTGGCGCCGGCCAACATGTACTGGGACAGCACGGGCAGCCCGTTTGTCGCGGTGGCTGTCGGCGGCACCGCCAATATGCTGGCCGCGCCGACCTGGGGGCGCATCCTGCTGAATTCTGGGACAGGCTCCGTCTCTATTACTCTGACGCAATATTCGGACGCCGGCTACTAAGCAAGGGTGTGAAAATGAAGCGCTTTTTAGCTTTGCTCGTTGGGCTGCTGGTCTGCGGCGCCGCGCATGCGCAAGTGTTGACGGCCATGGTGGTGGCGTCCTGCGGCACGCCGCCGCAGACGTACAATTCCGGTCTGACCTACCCCATAACGATGGACGTGACCGGGAAGCTATGCAACGGCGCCAGCGTATTTGGCGCGGTCACGACCAATCTGACGCAGTTGGCCGGCGCCACTCTCGGCGCGCCGTCGAATTACGGCACGTCGCCGGGCGCGGTGAACGTTCAAGGCGTCAACGCCTTCGTCACCAATTTGCCGACGACTCCCGCCGCGATTTATTCCGGTCAGCAGCTTTCGACGCTCGCCGCTGCCGCGCTGCCGGCGCGGGCCTTGGTCAACGGCATTGTCATCACGGCTCAGCTCGCCAACACAGGGACCAGTTATATCGGTCCGGCGGGGGTGACAGCTTCCAATGGCTATCCTTTGGTTGCCGGGCAGTCGATTTCCTATGCGGTCACTAATCTGAACGCAGTCTATGTCATCGGAACGAATACAACCGATGTTATCGCCTTTACAGGGAATTAAGCTATGAAGCATTTCTACCTTGCGCTTCTGGCGTTGCTTGTGCCGTGTGCTTTGTCACTTGCCGGAGCGCCGCCGATTCCGCCGTCGGCTCGGCCTTTTACTAATATTATACTCGTCAATTACGCGCAGTCTCCGTACAAATACGTACCGACGCCGGGCGCGGTCAAAGTCGATGTGCTGATTGTCGCCGGCGGCGGTGGCGGCGGCGGCGGTGGTTGGTTGCCGGCTGGAGTATTCAGCAGCGGCGCCGGTGGCGGCGGCGGGGGCTGGTGTTTTAGCTCCTATCACGCGCTGGCCGCTCATTTTAGCAGCGGCGTGACCGTGACGATCGGCGCGGCCGGCGCGGCCGGAGCGTCTGGACCTTCTTCGTTGACTCCGGGCGTCGTAGGCGGCAATGGCGGAACGACAACATTTGGCGCGTACGCGGCTGCGTTCGGCGGCGGCGGCGGATTTGGCGGCAACACCGGGTCGACTTATGGCGGCGGCGGCGGATCGTGTTACGCGGCGGGCGCGGCCGGCACGTCCAGCGCGGGCGGCGCGGCCGGCCTGGGCGGCAGCCCCGGCACGGGACCCTCCACGACTTCAGCGGTTGTTACCGTTTATGGCGGCTCGGGCGGCGCGGGACACGACGCCGCCACCACTCCTGGATTGCAGGGCGGCATTGGTTTTGGTCCCGGCGGCGGTGGTTCGAGTGGCGGCGGCGCCGGCGGCGGCGTCGACATGAACGGGGGCCAGGGCGGCGCGGTGGCGCAGCTTGCTTTCATCGGGGCGACGGGCGGCTTGGGGGGCAACGCCGGCGGCGGCGGCGTGGGCGGTCTTGGCGGCGCGGGACAAAGCCCGGCGCTCAATCTCGGCTACCCGACAAATGCGTTCTTTGGCGCCGGCGGCGGCGCCGGCGGCAGCTCGAGGGGAGCCTTGGGCGGCATTGGCGGCGCGGGCGGGGTCTGTGGCGGCGGTGGAGGCGGCGGCGGGACAGGATACAGCGGCGGCGGCGCCGGAGGCGCTGGCGGGGCTGGCTGCGCGACGATCGTGGAGTATTTCTGATGCGCTGGCTTCTTGCAGTTCTGCTTCTCGCACTCGGTCTGGCCGCGCCCGCGGTCGCGCAAACGAATGTGAACTGGGGGCTCCAGACAGGGGCTAACCCACGCAGCCTTTGTGTTTACGACGCCACGCATGTTTGCGTCACGCTTGGGTTGCTCAATTCGACGTCGCACACGCTGACGTTGACCGGACCCGGCAATTTTTCTTCCCTGCTGGTCAGCGGCGCACCCGTCGCGACGACGTCAGGCGCGCTGATCAACGGCGGTTGCGTTTCAGTCAACTCTCTCGGCCAGTTTGTGACAACTGGTCCGCCATGCACGACGGGTGGCGGCGGCGGGACCGTCACCACGGCGCTTGCCGGGCAACTTGCTTATTACGTGTCGGCGGGCAACGTCGTTTCAGGCGCAACGACCGGGACGGGCGTGCTGACAGCGCTGTCGGTCAACACCGGGACGGCGGGCTCCATCCTGACGAACGGCGGCGCGCTTGGAACGCCCTCCAGCGGCGTGGCGACGAACTTGACTGGTTTGCCGATCTCGACGGGCGTGTCGGGCTTGGGGTCAGGCGTGGCCGCTGCGCTCGGTAACACGGCCAACGCTAACGGTGGGGCAGTAACTTTGAATGGGTTCCCTACGGTAGGAGATTGCTTGAAGTGGTCCTCAACCGGCGTACAGGATGCTGGCGGCGCGTGCGCTACAGGGGCCACGCTTTCTGCTGCTATGGACCAAGCACTCGGGTCTACGCCGGGGTTTGTCGCGATACGCGGAGCGACAGCTTGGACATCTGTGCAGGGTGCGCAAGCTGAGGACGTTAATGCATCTCAGTTTGCAAACTCGTCTAGCCTTGCTGCGTACATCAATGCGCTCCCCCCTAATTCAGAAGTTAGTCTTTTACGTGGGACGTATAACGTAAACGCAGATATGGTTATTTCTGCCCCAAATATAACAATAAAGTGTTCGCGCGGGGCTGTTTTTAACAAAACTGCCGGGGCTAACATGATGTGGTTAACTGGGGCTTCTCAGACGATTGAGGGTTGTACTTTCGTAGGTAACGGGTACACAGGGACAGGGCTTATTGTTAGCCTTACGGCGACTGATACTGTTGTTCGTGATGTTACGGTTACTGGCCAGGGTTGTCACGGTATAAACAACCAGGGGGCGAGAACGCATACTTACAACACAGTTACTAACAATAACGGTTGTGTTGGTTTTGGTAGTGACCGGGCTGTTGATGGAGTTTTTATCAACCCGGTGTCCATGAACAACAACAATGAGGGCTTTACGATTGATAATCCGGGCGGCGCTCGGAACAAGGTCATCGGTGGTTATCTCTACAACAATTGCTTGTCCGGCGGCGTGGGTAATCTCGGAACCGACGCACAGAACGGGGTGGAGATCATCGGGCTTACAGCGATGTCGCCTAGCCCGAACTGCCCTTACAATATCGGGGTTCAGAACAACGTTGGCAACACTGTAGGGCTGAGGATCATCGGAGGCCACTTCGGGGGCATCTCGACGGCTGGCGGCTCCGATATACGGCTCAACACCCAACCTACCTACAGCATCAGCGGGACGCCCTCCACTAGCTCTGGCGGCTCGGGATACGCCGTCAACGACACGATCTACCTTCCCGCTGGTTCGACTATCCAGTCGAATTTCGCTAGCGCCTACAAGGTGACATCGGTCGGCGGCGGCGGGGCTGTGACCGGAATTTCCCTTGTGTCCGCGTCTATCCCCTATGGCAGCAGCATATTGCCAGGCAATCCCGCGCCCTCCAGTACGACTGGCTCAGGCTCGGGCGCGACATTTAATATTTCTTGGGCCGCAACAGGCTCTTATTATGGGAACTATTCGTCAAGCATTTCAAACGCTGCGTCCTATTCTTCTGTTGGGGCTGTTAGCATTGTTTCTGGTATTAACAACGGAAACAATTCAATAGATATGGTTGCGTTTGCTGGACCCCTTTCTTTAAACGATACTTCAACACGCTTCTTAGCTGGTGGCGGGGGATACTTCTCAGGCACTGTTTCTTTTGGACCTGTTCCGATATTCAACGGGTGCTATGGGCCAATGGTAGGCAACGGCGGCTCGGCTGCAACTTGCGGGACCAACACCGTGATTGGCGCATCGGCTAATTACACGTTAACAGGAAACCAATGCGGTAAGTTTGTCGAGCTTTTTGGTTCCTCCAGCATCACGCTCACACTCCCGTCTGCCACGCTTAGTGGGTGTATGTTTATTGTTGACAACAACGCAAGCGTTTCTAACACCGTGGCGACGGTATCCAGCCAATTAATAGCTGGTCCGTTGGGGAGCGGGGCAACCACTAAGTCAATGGTTGCTAACTCTGCACTTACGTTAATCTCTGATGGGACTTCGTGGTTTGCTAAACAGTGAAGAGCAGGTGTTTAATAGGGCGGCGGCGCGGCCAACAAAGGCACCAGGAGCTTGCCATGACTCGCGCCATCACTGCCGCCATCGTTCTCGCTGGCCTGATCGCCGCCATCTGGCTCAATTCTGAGCCCCCTGCGCGACCTTACATATCGCCGTGGCAGGGCGGCGGCGGGACCATTCCATAGGAGCACTTCTCATGCAAAAGAACTTTGTTGCAGGGGTCACGTTCACGCTGAAGTTCGAGGGGGGTTATGAACCTCCGGGGCGTGGTGATCCGGGCGGCGCGACCAACATGGGTATCACCCTCGCCACCTACCGACTCGACGTCAATCCGCACGCGGGCATTCCTGAGCTGCGCGCCCTGTCGCGGTCGCAGGCGGCGAGCATCTACAACAAGCATTATTGGGCGACGATCAACGCCGACGCGCTCCCTGGCGGCGTTGACGTGCTGGCGTTCGACATCGCCGTCAACAGCGGTGTGGGCCGCGCTCGGCAGTTCCTGGCGCAGACAGCAAAACTGCCGAGCGCGGCGCGTGTGCAGACGCTGCACAATCTTCGAATGGGCTGGTGGAAGCGACTGGCGACGTGGGCGCGCTTCGGCCGGGGCTGGACCACGCGCGAGGTCGCGTGCCGGGCGCTGGCGCTAAAACTTGCGGGAGCGGGAGAAGTCTGATGGCCGATCACAGTCTGATGAAATTGGGTAAGCTCGCGCCGGTTCACGACCCCCGTGTGAGAGCCATGGCCCGCTACTCGGCCGATTTGCCGGTTCCCGAACCTGTGGACTGGCTCAAGGGCAAGACGGATTTCGGCATGATGCTGAATGACAAGCTCGGGTGTTGTACGATTTCGAGCAAGGGCCACGGTCTCCAGGTTGTGACGTTGAACGTGC